GTTGTGGCCGTGGCATATACCAACTGCCCCGTGGCACCAGTTTTGGCGTTTGGTAGCGAAGAATAAAGCACCAAACTAGTGTCGCGCACTAACCCAAAGAGGGTAGTGCCTTCTGCTAGCGTGATGGCTGAAGCCGTGACGCCCACAGTTGTAGATGTGAGCGCAGAGGCTACCGTAACCTTCGAAACAGAAGCCCATGACGTAGCACCAGTTGGAAAGGAACTGTTGGTCTGTCGAAACACCATGCGAAACACGGTGCCGTTGTTGTACCCAGTTAAGGTTGTTTGATTCAAGACAATTGCGTCTGAAATGGCGTTCACTGCAGAGTCATCTACACACTGCACGAAGGTGCACGGCCCCAAAGAGTCTGGGATTGATGATGAATGCGGTTGATATACCGGGTCCATAAACTCAACCACATAGTCAATTAAGAGAGAACCGGCTATCAATGTTGTGTCCGACCATCCATACACTTGTATCTCTTCCATAATATTGTCGTCAAAATCGGTTTCCGATATGAAATCAACATTGCGCCACGTGTTATCACATGTGATTTCAGTGGTCGCAGCCTGCCAAATTGGTGTCAATATGGCATTGCTTTGAGTCAATCCTCTTGCCAAAAAGCTCGAGGTGGCAGAGTTGATGAACGGCATATTCATATTCTTGGAGGAGAGCATCATGACTTGTCCCTGAGCACTTGTGGGTACCGCTGGAATGTACCGGGCAATAATGGACCTAAACCGGTATTTCTCATGGCACTTAGCATGGGCACCCAACACTGCACTCTGGAATAAAGCAGGTGTCAAAGGACACATGCCAGAAGCTCCAAAGGCAGAGTTGTTTACCACGTTAACTGTGCAGCCAAACTCACGGCCGCTTACCGTAATGGTATTGCCGTTTCTGCGTGTGATAGGCTTAAATTGTCCTAACTGGTACCCAGACGCTGCTGGAATATTGGATTGTGTGATTCTATTGGGCTGTGTGGAATTCCCATTAGGTTTGGAGGGCATATTGGCCCCCCGCAAATTTCCCTTCTTGGGAGTATTTTTATTTGGCATTATAGTTCTCGAATTTGGTGGATTGTTAGAACTATCGAAGGCCCTAAGCTGCCTCTGGAGAGCGACCGCTGCGGCAGCAACCGATCGCTTGACACCCTTGAACTGATTGGAACGGACAAACACATCGTCTGCCTCGTTCAAATCCATCCCAAGTGCATAGGCTGCGTCATGCAGCCTGCAAGTTACATCAAAATCATCGATGGCCG